AGAACATATAAATTTTCCCCCTTTAAGAAAAAATATCGTTAAATCTTCTACTGCAAGTGATCGGAAGAATACACATAATGATGAGGTAAAATGGAAAACATTTAATGATGAAGTAGAATGTTTGTCATTAAACATTTATTTTGAAGCCGCAAATCAGTCTACCGCAGGAAAATTAGCAGTTGCAATAGTAACTTACAATAGAGTTAAGTCTAATAGATTTCCTAATACTTTTTGTGAGGTTGTTTATGAATCTAAAAAGGATTTACAAAATAACCCAATTAGAAACAATTGTCAATTTAGTTGGTATTGTGATGGTAAAACTGATATTCCATACGAAGGAAAACAATGGAAAATATCTAGAGAATTGGCGATTTGGTTTTATAGAAATCGATCAAAAATACCTGATATAACGGATGGTTCTACGCATTATCATGGCGATTATATTAAAAAACCTTATTGGTCAAAAATTTTTTCAAAAACTGTATCAATTGATAACCATATTTTTTATAAGGATTGATTTAAAATGTTAGAAGATATTGATATACAAATACCTCAACATGCGGAGGGAAATCCTGCGCAAAATTCATTGGGAGGTACTGAGTTAGAAACAATTGAACTTTTCCGTAGACTTCCAAAAGAATATATAGAAAAATTTCAATTTATTGTTTCTCGGGTTGTTGAATTGCAGGAAAATAAACCTAAGTTATATTGGATTCATGATTTACCGTTAGATCCTGCTCATTCTCATTTAAAAACTAGCGAAGGATTAGATTTATTTCATAAATTAATCTTTGTAAGTCATTGGCAGATGGATCAGTTTAACATGATATTGAATGTTCCATATTCAAAAAGTGTTGTTTTAAAGAACGCAATTGATCCGATTAAATATATACCTGAAAAAAGAGATACGAGTAAATTTCATTTGATATATGCATCAACACCACAAAGAGGATTGGATGTTTTGTTGTACGCATTGCAAATGTTAGACAGAACTGATTGGCACCTGGACGTATATTCTAGTTTTAAATTATATGGTTGGCCCGAAAACGATAAGCCTTATGAGGCATTATTTGAAAAATGTAAACAACATCCTAATATAACATATTGGGGATTTAAACCTCAAAATGTTGTTAGAGATGCTTTTTCAAAAGCACATATTTTAGCATACCCTAGCACATGGCAGGAAACTTCTTGTAGAGTTGCCATGGAAGCAATGACTGCAGGGTGCGCACTTGTAGTGCCTAATTTAGGAGCATTACCAGAAACTTGCGGAAATTTTGCTTACATGTATCAATTTACTGAAGATAAATTGGAACATGCAGAAAGATTTGCTGATACCTTGGAGAATTTAATGGACAATTATTATTCAATTGATGTAAAGGAAAATATTGACTTTCAAGTGGAATACAGTCATAATTATTATAGTTGGGATAAACGTATTCATCAGTGGATGGATTTTCTTGATAATATGATATATGAGATTGATCATGGCAGTTAAGAAGAAAAAACGCATTGAACCTAATATTTCTAAAATTATAGAACCTTTATTTGATGAAAACTCTACATTCGATGAAATTTCATCTGGAATGAAATGGTATCAGGAGTTTTCAACAATAGAAAATTCGAAAAAATGGTTAGTGGAATACTTAGAAACTATTGGGTATGATAGACTTGAGATAGCAAAAGTTAAATCTTTTTCTTGGAATAAATCAGGTATTGAAATAGTTAATGGTGAAATAGTTAGTTTAAAATTTGCTGGATTTGTTTCACGCATGTTTTTAAGAGGATTGAAAAAAATACCTGAACAATATGCAGATAGAATGAATAAGGCTATTAATTATGTTATACTAAAATCTTCCCAAAACAAAAAAACTAAAAATATTCAAGAAGATCAGGAAGAAAATAAATTGACATTGCAAGATCATATGAAATTTCAGGTCAATAATCTGTGTTCAGAAATTGAAGGTGCTATTAGCGATTTCTATGATAGTAAGTTCAAGTCCGATATTAATATTTATGAATGGTTAAAAAATAAAAAGATTAAAGGATTGATTGCTAAAAAAATAGGCGATGAATTTAAACCTTTATTGGAAGAAATTAATCATATAAATTCAGATGAAGAATTGAAAGAAGCATACAGTAATTTTAAACCTAGTGGCATAAAAAAATATAAAAATTTTGTTCAATCTATTGTTGATGATTGTGAGAGATATTCATCTAATCAGAATAAACAAAGAAAACCTAGAAAAAAGAAACCTATTACATTACAAAAACAGATAACAAAAATTAATTACAAATTAGAAGATTCCGAGTATAAAATTAAGTCAATTAACCCTATTGATATTTTTGATTCATCTGTTTTGTGGGTTTTTAATGTCAAATATAGAAAATTAGGAATATATATTTCAGAAAAACCAGCAGGACTTTATGTCAAAGGAAGTACTGTGTACGGATTTGATGTGGAAAAATCATATCAGAAAACTATTAGAAAACCTAATGAAATATTAAACTTTATTATAAATGAACCAAAAGTTTCAATAAGAAAAAAGTTTGATTCGATTAAATCAAAAAAACAAAGTTTAAGTGGTAGAATTAATGGTGAGACTATTCTTTTAAGAACTATTAAATGACTACAACTGTAAAAATATTATCCAGAGAAATTCATAAATTTAATTATGAATCTAATGAAACATTGAATGATTTAGTTTTTGAATTGACTAATCGTATAATGGATAATCCAACAATATTGACATCAAATTCTAGTTACAAACCTAAGATTAAAGTATTTGATGCGGATGAATATCCGGAAGATTTTAAACATTTTTTAAATGAATGTATAACTCTCTCATTATATAGAGAAAATATCAGATATAATAATCATAAAATAATTTTAAATTGGGTAAATATTCACGATAGGGTATTAAATCTTCACCGAGAACATACTCATCAAAATAGTATTTTTTCTGGAGTATATTATTATGAAACAATTAAAAATGATTCGTTAACTTTTTATCAAACTGAACCTGTGATGGGAACTATTTATGACATTATGAAGAAGGATTCTTCTTCTTTTTTTATGAAAAAGGAAAAAGTTTTTGTTAATTCTGGAGATTTGCTCATATTTAGATCCTACTACGAACATGGAGTTGAAAGATTTCAACTCTCACCGGAAGAAAACCAAAGAAGAATATCATTTTCTTTTAACATTGATTTAGAAGGAATAGGCTCTTTAGACCGTTTAACATATAGGTAATATTATGATTTTAGTTGATTATTCTCAGATTGTTATTTCGAATGTTATGATGAATCCGAATGAACTGAGTGAAGATTTCATTCGTCATATGATTCTAAATACTATCAGAATGTACAATCAAAAATTTAATGATGAATTTGGCGATATAGTGATTTGCTGTGACGGTTCCAATAATTGGCGCCGTGGTGTTTTTGAGCATTATAAAGCTAGTCGAAAAACTACAAGAGAAAAATCAGATTTTGATTGGAATGAAATATTTAGGATATTGCATAAAGTGAGAGAAGAACTTGATGAATACTTTCCTTACAAAGTGCTTCATCTTGAAGGTGCGGAAGCGGACGATATTATTGCTGTATTAACTATATATAACAGTGAAAATAAAAAATTAAATGGTTTGTTTGAAGAATCTGAACCTGTTTTAATATTATCTAGTGATAAAGATTTCCAGCAACTACAAATATATGAAAATGTGAAACAGTTTTCACCTATGAAGAAAAAATTTATTAAATCACATAACCCAATACATTTCTTAAAAGAACATATTATGCGTGGAGATACGAGTGATGGTATTCCTAATTTTTTATCAGATGATAATGTTTTTGTCACCGAAGGAAAAAGACAAAAACCTCTCTCATCAAGAAAATTGAGTGTTTGGCTTGAACTTGATCCTGAAGAATTTTGTGAAGGAGAAATGCTGCGTAACTACCGTAGAAATGAAATGTTAATTGATTTGAATAAAATTCCAACCGTATTGAGTAATCAAATAATTGAACAGTATCAGAATAAAAAAGATGTTGGACGTGCGAAATTGTTTAATTATTTTGTAAAACATCGTTTAAAAAATCTAATGGAGAACTTGAATGAATTTTAGGAGTAAAAATGCCATCTAGAATCACAAGTGATATATTTAAAACTGCAAATTCATTTGTAGATGATGAATCACGTATACAATATTTAAGGGAATCAGCAACAATGGCTGTGAAAGAAATGATCAATATCAATTTTAATCCAGGTATAGTTTTTCTATTACCTGAAGGTAGTCCTGATCTTTCCTTTGATGACAGTACTGAATTCAAACCCAGAAACAGTTATTTTCCAAATAATTCATCAGGAGATGATGGTGCCACTTTGAACTATGAAATCAGAAAAATGTATTTATTTGTCGAAGGTTCTTCACCAAATAATTTAAATCAATTGAAACGAGAAACATTGTGGATTCAACTATTGAATTCTTTAGGTAGTGATGAGGCAGAGGATATTTCGTTATGTAAGGATAAAAAATTACAAGAAAAATATAAAAAAATAACTCATGAATTGTGTCATAAAACTTTTCCGGAGTTTGTTAGTCAACCCCAAGAAAAACTTAAAAGAGACACTAAAGGACGTTTTTCTAAGAAAAAAAAGGAAGTCGAATGAAAGTATTAATGACCTGTGCTGGCATAAATACAGAATTACGTCCCTTTACAGATATGATGCCAAAGTGCTTATTGCCGATAAATAGTAGATCTATATTATATCGAAATTTAGATTGGCTCCACAAATTTAATGTTGAAGGAATTGTTATTAGTTCGTCTTATAGACATAATCAGTTGAAATTATCATTAGATTCTTATAAGTCAAAAATACCAATACATTTTCACAGAGAACCTAAAATTGTAGGAACTGCACAAACATTGAAAAATATGCACTATAAATTTGATGATGTGCCTTTTGTATTTTTACATGGCGATAACCTGTATGATTTTGATTTAAACGATGTTTATGATAAACACCTAAAGACAAATAAAATGATTACTGTTATTTGTTATAGGGGTAAAGGTAGACATAAAAAAAAGAACATTGTAAAATTTGATGACAAAAAAACAACAATTGAAAAAATTATTGTTAATCCTGGACACACAAGTGATTATGAAGTGGTCATGACTGGAGGTGCATTTATTTCTAATCCAACTATACATTCAAAAATATCAAGTAAAGATTATGATTTTTTTGAGGATGTTTTGCCTAATCATGTTCATAATATGAATGCGATAATTGAAGAAAATATTAAAGTATTTAATACTTCAAATGAATACATGGCATCATGTAACACAT